ACTACAATTCGCAAAGTAACTCCGGTAATAACGCCAGTCAATCGACCAACATCAACTTCGAGAGCACTGGTAACGCCAGGCATTACAACAAATACGGCAATAATGTGAGTGCCTACGCTCCGGCAATTTACTCCAGCTCCGCCTGTACCGCCGGCGGGCTGTCAGGTGGTGTATCGGGGTTCGGGGCTGGAGTATCTCTTGGTGGTGCAAAGCAAGACCCTCAGTGTCAAGTCAGGGAAAATGCTCGCATCCTTGCATCGCTCGACGCCAATCTCGCACTGATGTATCTCTGTGCCAACCCGACAGTCGATGTTGGAAAGGTTCTTGGAACGGCGTGCAAACCACAGGACCCACCGGTTATCGTGATTCCTGAACAGCCAAAGCCTGAACAACCGAAACCTGAAATTCCGGTTGTCGTGGAAAAGGTCAAAGGCTAAATGATAGCCATGTTCACTTCGGTGATACTCTATGTGAGCTTAGCAGACGCTAAGCTCACTGTATCCCACCCCGAGTTGAGTATGACTGTCCCAGTGATTGTTGGTAAACCTTCAACTCCAACTCCAGAAGGTTTTTACTTGGTTGAAAAAGCATATTCATCGTACTTGAAAATGAATATGCTAGTGTTCAAAAAAGATGGTAAATCGGTTTGGGCTTTACACCCTAATTTGGTATCACGTAAAGCGCAAATCAATTCACCCTCAATTGTTGATAACTATTTGTCAGGTGGTTGTGTTGGTGTAAGGTCTAGTGACTTTGAGCGACTCTGGTCGATGAAACAAACTATGGTGTTGCAGGTCTACGGAGGTAAAGCACCATGAGTAAGAAAAGTCCTAATGGTAGAATGAGTATGATTATGTTGGTGCTGGCCACCGTAACCTTATGGGTTACAGCAGGATGGCATTTGTTGAAAACGCTTCTGTTTGGGAGCAATGGTAATGGAAAGTAAGTATGAAAATGAACTGGGCGGAAAAAGTGATGCTGACGTGTTTGGTGGTGTCAGCGGCATCGTCAATGATAATGGCGACTTGCCTGATGATAGTCATTTTCAGCTGAGAGAGTCAGATTTAATAATACCGGGTCTGTTAATGACTGCTGCATTAGTATTTTTGGCAATCTTAATACTACTAGGTGTAGGTGGCTGCGCTTCCACACCACAGTTCCCACCAGCAGGTCCACAACAAAAAACAGCCAGTGCTGTTATAAACCCAAACTGCACCGTTGTTTGTATTGTAACTACATCCCAATCTACAGCATTGGAAGATATTAAAAACAATACAGGACAAGTAACTGGTGGTACACAAACACAATCAACAACCCAAAGCCCACAAGTAACTACTAGCCCTGAAGTAACAGTACCGAAAAAGGACGAGTAATGACCGTAATCCTTGCCCCTACCACACCACCACTTGCCGGTATTTACTCGGACTCTCGTATTGCATGGAGTTCGGCAGGGTGGTGCTATGACGGACGTGTTTTGGGTGGTTCGATTGTACCAGCGCCTGGTTTGATTCCGTCATTGACTCAACGCCCTGATACTCGTCCAAACTCTTTACTGCGTGATTTGCTTTCTTTGTTTAAGCGTCATGCCCGTATTGACTTTACTGACGATGATGAACTGTGTGAGTTGTACCTGCTTTCAGCAATTAGTCGTATTGAACAATATTGCTTTCTACCAATCATGCCCAACTCGTACGATTGGATGGTGCCAGAAGCTGTGATGAACTACAGTGGTTACCAACTACCATTGCGCAATTGCGCTTTGTTGGGTGACCAATATGGGTTTGAGCTACTGATTGCAAACAAAATTATTGCCAAACCAGTACAATGGCCTGTGTTACTTGAAGTTGGATTCACAACTGGTTCGTCAATGCCTGCAGACTTGAAGTTGTCAGTGTTTGAGCTTGCGCTTTCGTTGTACGAAAATCGTTCAAACCACGAAATGCAAGAAGTCTATGCAAGACAAGTTATGATGGGTAATCTTTCGCGTTACTGGGTACCGAGGTGCTAAATGTTTAATGCAGGCGCAGCGAGAATGCATGTTGAGTTTCAAGACCCTGTGGAATCGGTCGATGCACTCTTTGCACCTGTGATTACTTGGAAGCCATACGCAAGGCGCCATGTACAAGTTGAAAATGAACAGGCTACTGTGTCTGATTCATTTACTACTGGACCACGGGAAGAGTCTGTAAAGACAATGACGCTGGTTGTGCGACACCATCCAAATTTTGGTTACAGCACAAGACAACGAGTTGTCAACTTACACACCGGTGAGTTGTTCGAAGTTGAAGCTATACGCTATAACAGTACCAAATCAATGTGTTATGTTGATGTAAGAGGTGGACAAGCAAGTGGCTAAAGTACGCGCCAGTGAGTTAGCATTACTGTCATTTCAAATTGACGATGCTGAACTGCGTGCAAAGATTGCAAGATTGTCCGATGAACGCTTGACTAAAGAAATTTACATGCCTGTGCTATTGGCAACGTTAAAAACTTTACAACGGCGTTCAACTGCTGCAGCTGCAGCTGCTGGGTTCGCTGCTACGGGCCCGATGGAAAGTGATACTGGTTGGAAATGGACTCGTAAAGCAAGGGTGTTTAATTCGATAAAGGTTGGTAAGCGTTGGAGAGTAAAAGGTTACACTGCGGGTCGTGTGTATACTGCACAAGGTAAACGAAACGAGTACTTGAAACGGGCACCACACGCAAACCCCAAAATTGCTGGTCACATTCAAGTAGTTCCAACAGGTATACCTGGTAAAGGTCAGGTGCGCCCAACTGGGAAAGTACAACCACCAAGACCAATTTTTTCAGTAGCTAAAGCTGGTGCGCAAAAGATTTTAACCGATACATTAAAAAGGGCAATAAGGAAGTTTAAGGTATGAGTACTGAAACAGACATTCTTGGCCCAGTACAAAGTCTTGGACTTTTCAAGAGAGTCAACTATCTTGTAGCCCCTGCGGATAGTGACCTTGTTCCAACCCAATTACCAATATTTGTTTTGGAAGATGGTGGCGCTGATACCGGGCAGTTTGCAACATTTTGTGGTACCGATTTAGTTGTACATACGTACACTGCAACAATTATTGCCGAGACCGCTGCACAAGTGCGCGACTTGACAGGACAAGTTTCCATCGCTCTTAAAGGCATTGCGGCGTTGGATGGTGTGACCGAGTCATACGACTCGGAATTAAGGGCGTTTATAGCTGAACTTACTTTATCTTAGGAGATTGTTATGGCAAAGTTTATCATGAAAAACGGCTCGTTTTGGGTGCAAAAATACTCAAACCAAGCAAAGGTAGCTGTTACTGCAGCTGTCAAAGGTACCACCACTCAGTTGACCGTTGCCAACTCTTTGGCAGTGGGTGACATTGTTGTGGTGGAAGGTTCGGGTTGGTCCTCACTTGATGGCCGCGCTGGACAAGTATCGGTTGCTTCCGGTACCAGCGTAACTGTCAAACTGGATACCTCCAGTGAAGTTGCAGCATTCGGCGCGGCTGCTAAAGCCAACCTGATTGCTTCGGCTGACTGGTTGGAAGCCTGCTTGTCCGGGTTGGACATCGACAGTGGTACTTCGGACTCCATCACTGTTGGTACCTTCTGCGACGCTGGTGCTGCTATTGCTGGTGCAGGTACCAATGGTAACGTGAACATCACGGGTTTTGTTGACCCCAACGATGCAGGTTTCCAAGAACTGCTGAAAGCATCTGCTGATGGTGTGCCGCGTAACTTCAAGTTGGTGTTGCCAAAAGCTGCCAACCCAGGTGCCACGGCTTCGAATGGTGGTATCATGTACTTCACCAACGCTACCGTGGGTTCCATCAGTCAGTCGTTCCAAACTGGTGCTGCCGCTACTTTCTCTGGCTCTTTGGTACTCGGTGCCAAGCCATTGTTCGTACCAGCAGTGTAAGAATAGCTAGGCGCCCACCGGAACTTTCCGGCATTGATGCCTCCGTCCATCAGGGCGCCTAGTTTCTTTTACGACGGGGAAAAGACGGAGTGCTATCGTGTTAAAATCCAAAATTGTTGAAGTTGAAGGCGTTGGTACAATTGAGTTTCGTGAACCATTGTGGTCAGACGTTCAAGGGTTGTTGAAGCCTGATAACACAAACCTGGGGTCTGAACTACTTGTACTGTGCACCTACCAGAACGGTAAAAAACTTTTTGACGGCGAAGTTGGTGTATCAGCCTACATGAAGTTACTTAGCCATGTTGGGGACTGCCTCGAAGTCTGTGGTATGGGTGAAGAAAAAAAGGACTAACTAGTGGTGAGGAAACTACTGCATTCCTAGCCGATAGTTTGAAAAAGTTTCCACATGAAGTAAGGGCATTACCAAGTAGTGATGTGTTTTTGATGTTAGCATACTACAGACTACAAGGTAAACGTGCTAGAAACGAAGTTGACATTGACGATTTATCCGATGAAGATGTAGTCAAAATGTTTGGAGCAGAAAATGGCTAAGGCTGATGTTGATATTTCAGTTGGCATAAACGATAAGGCCATCACAGCCGCGCTTGATAAGCTGACCAAAAAAATTGACCAGTTCGGAAAGTCTGCCGAGCGTAGCACTCGACAAGCTGCGAAAGGCGTTCAGTCAATGACTGATTCGTTGTACATGTTTGAACGTCGTATTGCCACTGTCACCCGCGCCTTTCAATTGTTAGGCGCGGGTGCCGCACTTGCGGTGTTCAAAAACTTCATTGACCAAGCGCAAAGTGCAAATAATGCGCTCAAGTCTATATCTGAAACACAGGACCAGTTTAACAACTTACAAAAAGAATCAATACGAATTGCTAACCTTACTGGTGAAGCATTCCGTGCTACTGCAACTGGTGTAGTCCGTGTTTATCGTTCCATTGAGGAACTCGGTGGCACCTCGGCAGAAGCAATTAAAATTGTGGAAACCCTGAACAAGACATTACTCGTGTCTGGTGCAACCGGTTCAGAAGCAACTTCCACACTTATTCAGTTCACTCAGGCGCTTCAATCGGGCGTCCTGCAGGGTGACGAATTACGCTCATTACGAGAAAATGCACCACTCGCAATGAAAGCAATTGCGAAGGCCGCAGGTGTTACAACCGCTGAACTCAAGAAAATGGGTTCGGAAGGTAAGCTGACTACTGAACTTTTGATGAAAGCATTTACGGACAAACAGTTCATTAAAGAACTGGATGAAATGCGCAGTCGTATGGACCGTACTTTCTCACAAAGTTTGCAAGTTGCAAGTAATAACCTTGCTGTGTTCTTTACGAAAGTTGAGGAATCAACTGGTGTACTTAGCAAACTTGGTGATGCAGTAGTCGCACTTTCAACTAGTTTTAACGTAATAGCTAACAATAAATTTTTGATAGGTGCAGCGGCAACTGCAGTAGCTCTTGCAAAATTTGGACCGGCTGTTAAAGCACTTGGAAGTGCATCACTAATTGCATCGTCTTCTGTTACTATACTTGGGATTTCGATTGCTCGTGCTACCGTCGCTGTAAAAGCGTTTATACTCACCAACGCGCCACTGATAGCCATAACTGCAGTGATACTTGCCATAGGCGCAGCCTTTGACGAATTATCACGTCAAGCTGAAGAAGCTAAAGCCAAGGTACAAAGTATACGGGAAGAAATTGCTTCACAGAACATGAAGTTTAATGACTTCTTGACTGAAGACCAACTAAACCAATTAACCGACGCTCAGACTCAACTCAAACTCAACAGTATAGCTGTTGCAAATTTGAACAAACAAATTGAGTTGTACAACAAATTACAAATGGACGCTAGAGGTGGTGAAGCTATTGCGTATGCAAGTTCTGCAGCTGCAGCTACTAAACAACGTGATGCTATACTCTCAACCAATGCTGCGTTAAAAGAGACCATTAACCTTTGGCGCGAATACGCAGAAGGTGCTAAATCAGCTTTAGGTATTCGTACTGCAATTGATGACATTAAGAAGCGTGTAGAAGAAGAAAAAACATTGTTGGAAATTGCTCGTGAGAAACGTAAAACTGGTAGTCAGGAACTTGCCGAATACGATGTGTATATACGTAAAAAGAGAGATGACATTGCATTACTCGGTGAAGCTGAGGGGTTCAATAAGTACCGCATACAACTCTTAAGGGAAGAAACAGCGGTTGCAGAAGAAGGTCGTAAAGCTTTAGTTGAACGCTTAAAACTTGAAGCAGCTGACCAGGCTAAAAAACCACGACGTGACACCTCTGGTGAAAACTTAGCCAGGTCATACGCAGCTGACCTTGAAAAAGCTCGTATTTCTGCACAAGGGCTACGTGACGAAATTTCTGCAATGCAAGGTGGTGCCACTGAGGACTCATTAAAAAGACTACGGGAAGAAGCTGAACTACGGACTGAGATTATTGATATTCAAAAGCGTTATGCAAAGTTACCCGGCGGCGCTGATGAACTCATTAAAGAAGCAAAGGCTCGTTCAGTTTTGAACTCTGAGTACGACGACTCAGTAAAAGTTTTCCAAAAGTTATTGCAACTGCGTCAAGATGTTGTTGACATAACTTTTGAAACCTATGCTGCCGAAGAAGAGTTGGCTGCATTACAATCAGGCGCTACAGCAGCACAACTTGAAGACTTACGGGCATCACTCGAAATTCGCGAAAAGTACTCATTGTTGGGTGACGAAGAAATTGAACGGCTTATAAAACTTGACAAGGAACGCCGTAAAGCGTTGAAATCGTTGGAAGATTCTTATAAGTACCTTGAGGATAGTCGACGTGCAGGTGAAGCATTAGGGACAACTATTGGGCAAGCATTAGCTGATATTGCTACTGGTGCAGGTTCTGCCGAAGATGCAGTCCGTCGATTACTCGCTCAGATACTCGAAGCCATTGCTCAGGCAGCTATACTGAGACTGTTTAATCAACAAGGTGCTGGTGGCTTTTGGGGTGATGTACTTGGTTCAATCGGTGGTGGTCGTTCATTCGGCGCTTCACCATCCGCAATGAGTGGTGGAAATGTACGAATCATTAACTTGCAAGGTGGTGGTATTACTCAGCGTCGAAGTGCTAATGGAGATACCACTGTGATTATTGGCGCCGTTGCACGGGATGTCTTGAAGGGTGGTACCCCATTGGCATTAGCTATTGAACGGACCTATGGCGTACGGAGACTAGGCGTATGATTTCACAGGACTTAAAACGTCTATATGCATCAGCGCCTGTACACCGTCGTATCTTTCAAGTGTTGGTGTTGTCAAACCCGTCTTGGGCTGAGGAAATACTTTTGGTGGATAATACCATTGAACCACTCACCTTTAACTGGGGTGGAACAATGAAAACTTTTCAACCATCTGTGTTTGAGTTGGAGTTGCCTAAGTTGGACTTACAGTCAATGCCAGAGATACAACTGTCAATCCCAAACTTTGGGCAAGCATTGGTTGATTTACTCGAACTCGCTGCAGACAGTGGTAAACCAATAAATGTACAAATTACTTCGTTCACGGATTACGACCAGCAGCCAGGTATTTGGCCGGCGCTATCGTTCGAGTTAACTGAAGTTGCATTGAACGAACAATGGTGTACTGGTACTGCAAGGCGCGACGACTTTATTAACCGAGCATTTCCACGAGAAATCTTTACAATACAAAAGTACCCAGGCTTATACCGATGAATGATTGTTACGATTATGTAGTTGAACGTGCAAAAGCATTTGGAATTATCTACCCACCAATCAGCGAAATACATTCTGCCACATACGCTAAATTGAAGTCAATTGTAGTTCAGGAAAAACAAGTTGGTGGTTGGAAGAAAACTGAACCATTTAACGGTGCTATAGTTTTAATGGGTCTGAGTAAATCACACATGTTTCACGTTGGGATTTTTGCAAACGGAACAGTCTCACATAAGCTAGAAGGTGTAATTCGTAATCAACCATTGTCACAATTAAAAATGCTGTACAAAGAGGTGGAGTTTTATAAATGGGAAAGATAGTTGTCAAGGCTAACGTGTTTGATGATAGTTCAGTCACTGAACACGATTACAGTGGGCAACTAATTGACTTCATTCAACAGCAATATCCAACTGGTTGGCCGGAAGGCGCTTGGACTGTTTGGGCTGATGGTAACTTACTCGATGTAGACGACTGGGATAAACCAGTAACTGGGATTGTTGTTATCATGGGCGCACCAGGCGCCAATCCTACGTTCTGGATTGCATTGGGCAAGGCTGTACTATCAACTCTTGTATCAGCACTGATTAGTTATTTGTTGTTCCCTAAACAGCGCAAAGCTGGTGACCGAGATTCCAGTAATTTCTTTACCATTGAAGGTCAACAGAATGTTCCGCGAATTGGTGAACCAATTCCAGTACAATACGGAAGAGTTGCACGTTACCCACCTGTAGCTTCTCAACCTTGGAGTTACGTGGATAACAACGTTGGTATCCAGTACTTCCACGAAATTCTATGTCTTGGACAAGGTGAGTTCGACATTCACAAAGTGGAGATTGGTACCACTGAATTTCAGTCAGACCCCAATGGTGTCCAATGGTGGATAGTACCACCAACTTTACATCTCGGAAAGTACGGCTACATTGAAAACACAATTGGTATCCACGAAGATGTTGTAACCAGCTACGAAGTACAGAATGTTAACTTGACAAAGGCGTCATTGGTGTCGCCCTCAGGTAAACTAAACAATACTACTCTTGGTTCTAAAACCATTGTGTTCAAGGACCCAGTTAGCGTTTCATTTGTAATTGGTAACTTGGTTATGATTCAGTCCGAGTCACCTAATCAATTTTTGCCAGGTTCGGTGAGTACCCATCCATTGAACCAAGACCCATACACCAGTAAATTAGGTGTGTACAACACAATCACTGCAATCTCTAGTGACAGAAAAACTCTGACATTCCAGTTTGCTATGCCAATGGGCGGCGCTCCATTGGGTGACCAAAAAGTACAGGTTACTCGTATTGTTGATGACAGTGGTATTCGTGGTTGGTTCAACGTTTGTATGCCAGGCAAAACTGTCAACAAAATTCAAATTGAAATTACGTTCCCTAATGGTCTTGTACGGTATGACGACGAGGGTGACGCCAATGACAAGAGTGTTGTCCACTATTTAGAGATACAACAAATTGACGATTTGGGTGTGAACATCGGCGCTCCAACTCAACAAGCGATTGCAAATACTGCGAGAAAGACCAGTATACTTGTGCGTACTTACGACTATACTGTCCCAACTGGACGTTATAAAGTAAGACTGTCACGGGCAATTGCTGACGATAGTAAAAACAATCATGTCTCTGCAAGTGTATGGACAGCTTTACGCGGGTTTGTGGTTCATCAAGCTAACGAAGATGCTTACGGTGATGTGACCCTGATAGCGTTCAAAATGAAAGCCACTGCTGTCATTGCTGAAGCTGCTCGTAGCAAAATACGAGTAACTGCAACCCGTAAATTACAGACCATACTTTCAAATTTTGCTACAGCCAAGGTTGCAACAGTTAATCCAATAGATGCATTTGCTGATTTGGTGAGAGCGCCTTATGCTGCACGTCTGGGTAATGACTACTTGGATATTCCAGCATTGCAGGCAACTGCAAACAAACTTGCAAGCACAAACGGGTTTAACCATGTGTTTGAATCTCGTACAACTGTATGGGACGCTATGCAAATTATTGGACAAGCATATCGTGCTCGCCCAATGGCTACTCGTAAACAAATTAACTTGAAGTTGCTGAGGGCAGAAGCTACTGAAGCCGCGGTGTTTAGTAAAGAAGCATTCCTACCTGACTCGTACAATACAGCTTATCGTATTGGTGAGTACATTGAACTGGATGGGTACCGCGCTTATTACCGTGACCCAATAACTTGGGATGAACGCTTCGTTACTTGGCCAATACTTGCAAACGTTCCAGAAGAAGTTAGACTGGACGGTATTACCAGTCAAGCGCATGCTTTGGCTCATGTACAAACAATGTGGGAAGCCAAGCTCAAGACACGGAAACTTGCAGAATTCCAAACTGAGTTGGACGCCCATTTAGTTACACCAGGTGACCGCATTGCTGTGGTGCCACCTATTGTAAACTGGACACAAACCGCAAGGTGCATAGAGATTCTGCCTGGTAATCAGTACAGGATGGACAAGCTCATTGAGCCAGGCACAAGGGTCTTAGTTCTTCGCTCTGAGTATGGTGAGCCTAGTATTAAATACACTCTGAACATCCCGACTGCTACAGACGTCATCACGCTTCCATCTGCTGCAACATTCCCGATTTATGCCCCAGGTGATGGTATGGAAGCAACCCATTTCATGTTTGGTGATGCAACTGGGGTGTCGGAATCATACACTGTGCAGACTGTAACACCAAGTGGTATGACAGCTACAATTGAAGTTACTGAGTACGTTCCAAGCGTCTTTACAATCGCGCCAATACCGGGTGAAGTATAATGGACTTTCCACATGAACTCTACGGTGAAGCACTTGCCACACAGTATTCTGTGTCGACTCAACTTGACTTATCACGGGTTGAACAAGCGAGTGGGTACATCAGACAGCGTAGGCGCTGGGTGCATAACCCTAGCGCTGTGGAAGTGTCGTTCATGGTTACAACCCAACAGGCGAATAAGTTAATTACTTGGTTACAGCAAAACAAAGATGAATGGTTTTACATGCGCTTAATCAGTGGAAACAATTTGGCTGATACATGTTCAGTCTATTTACACGAAGTCAAGCGCATGAGTGATGTAGGTGTTTCCCGTATTCCACTAGTGGATAAGTTCCAAGTTTCATTCACTGTGGAAGTGCGCAGTCAAATTGATTACCAAGCCTACAACACTGCAGCAAGACCCACCAAACAAGTTGATTACCCAAGCTCATTACCATTACCATCAGCATCTGGATTTACTGGTAACATTGGACCACTGGGCGTTACGACCTACCAGTTAACTTACCGAATGAACACAGCGAAATTGAAGGAATGGTTAAAGTTTGCAGGTCAATTGGGTACTGCATGGTTCAAAACAAAAATGGTGTCGCCAAGTACACCATGCGGAACTGAGATGATTAGGTTCACTGGTGATATTGGACAGTCATTGGTTGGGCCAGATTTATGGGAAGTTAATGTAGTTGCAGAGTCACTACCATCATTTATTAAAGGAGTTTAACATGGCTACAAAATTTCCGGTAGACTTTGACGACGCTACCAACTTACCCGAACCATTGCCGTCTGACCCATTAGCTTCTCCAGACCACGCGGGTATTCACGTCACGCTTGGCCAAGCCGTCATCGCGCTTGAAAAGAAAGTCGGTGTCGATGGTGGTAAAAGTACGATGAGTATTGGTTCACTTGTTGACGTTGATACCACGGGCGCAACTGCAGGACAGACGCTCGTATTCGACGACAACGGGAACTTAGTGCCAGGTGCTGGCGGTGTAGGGCAGACTGGTCCACAAGGCCCCGCTGGTCCTGCCGGTCCAAAGGGTGACAAGGGCGACACAGGCGACCAAGGCATTCAAGGTATTCAAGGCCCTGCCGGCGCGAAGGGTGACAAAGGCGACACGGGTGATACTGGCCCGCAAGGTCCTAAAGGCGACCAAGGCAACACTGGCCCTGCAGGCCCTGCAGGCTCTGGCGTAACTATTGTTGGTTCATTGGCTGGTGGTTCACCTGCTCCGACGAATCCCGTTGCTGGCCAGATGTGGATTGCTGAAGGCGCTCTGACTGGCTGGGTTACTGCCGATGCCGGCGATGGTATCGTCTGGACTGGTTCGGCTTGGAACAATGTCGGCGCGATTCGCGGCCCGCAGGGTATTCAAGGCGATGCGGGTCCAACTGGTCCTGCAGGCCCGAAAGGTGATAAAGGCGACCAAGGCATTCAGGGTGAACAAGGCCCGAAAGGTGATACTGGCGACACTGGGCCACAAGGCCCAGCCGCGCCTGTTGGAACTTACATTCCAATCGAAGGTATCAATGACTTCGGATATGTGGAGTGGGACGCCGCTACGCAGTACCATGCTGGTGATGTCGTCAAGTATCAAGGACAGTTATATTTCGCGACAGAAAAAGTAACGCTGGGGTTTGCACCTAGTGGCACGAACAGATTCTGGTGGCAACTGGCGGGTTCTGAGATTGCGTTTTCACTCGCACTAACCAAAGTCCTCGCTGACGCCACTGACGTGCTCCCGTGGGCAGAAACACTGACTAATTTCTCAGCCGGTAGTTTTGCTGTTCTGGACGGTGTGTTTTACAAGGCACTGGCTGACACTACAGCTACTGATGAACCCGGTGTTTCCAGCAAATGGCAGTTAATTGGCAACTACGCGGCCTACATCAAGGAACTGGCTGGCTCCGCCAGCATGGTCACCATCGACACCGCCCAAGACATCACGGGCGCGAAGACTTTCACCGCGCCCGTTGCAGTGAAAGATACGGGTGGCGTCGATATTGGCTTCATCGACATGGTACCTGACCCGAACAGCTCGCTCGGTGAAACCATGATTATGGAGTCCGACGCTGGCGTGACCATCAAAGGTCCATACATCGTCATTGACTCACCGAACCCTCAGCTCACCATGCCTGGCGCGGCAATCGGTAATCAGTTGGTCGTGGCCGCTATCGACAGCTACGGCGTGGTGTCGCTCGGCTACGCCGCGACCCCGCCACCCGCCTACAGCGTGTCAGACACCAACTCCGCCGATGTCGTAATCAAGGCCGCAGGCGCTCCGCCCACTCCAACTGTCTGGGTTGACCTCGGGCTGGAAGTGACGCTGGCCGAAGACATCGCCGCAGACACGGGTAATATCCTGCTCGATATGGTCTTGGTGAACCCAACCACTCGCAATGGTGTGATGGAGTTTGGCCTTGAGGTCGATGGTGCCATGCAGGGCGGTACATTGGTGTTCAGTATCCCCGCGAATTACAACCAGACCACGGCGGCTACCATTGCCGTACGCTCCGCACTCAGCGCGGGCACGGTGCTGAAACTCAAAGCCCGAGTCAAATCGAACAACAACGACCAGTTCAGCCTGACCGTCGACAACACGCCTATCCCAGCCATGTTCAAAATCTGGGCGCTGGGCGCGGTGTCCGCTACGGTGACGGGCGTCCAGAGCGTGGTGGGTGTTGACCCAGTCATGTCGTCAGGTGGTATCAACCCGCAAATCAGCGTGAA